CATTCCTCGGGGCCGTTCGGCGAGTCGTAGATGCCGATAAGTGTCTGATGCGGGCTGTTGTGTCTGAGGCCAATGGCGGCGCAACTGGCGAGAGCGCCGCGTGTCGCCATGTAAGCATAGCCCTGTTGGTCAACCATGGGGCCGAAGCGCGTCGCGAGTTCGGCTTCGACGGCTGCAATATTTGTCGAGTCGATATACGGGTTGACGATGTGATGGAATTGCGTGCCGTCGCATACCGCCCACGCGCTGTCGACTTCGGGATTTTCCATCCCGCCTTCGAGCACGCTGAGCACGTATGTTATGCCCGGCGGCAGCACCTGACCCTCGTAATAGTTGAGCCGCATGTCGAGGCCGTTGCCCCACTCACCGCTACCGTTTGCCAGCAGGTATGCCATCGACTTAGTCGCGGTGTACGATATCTTGATGGCGAGTGCCGAGTTCGCCCGAATGTCGGAGGCGGCCGCACTCATAACGTCGGCTGCCGACCATCCGCTGGTGACTGGCGTGTGTACGGCGACACCGCCGACAAGCATGTACAGGGTACCGCCGCCCGTTGCTGAGCCGGCAAAGCTGATTACACCGCTCGCGACTGCGCCGCCTGCCGAGGCGAGAGCGATTGCCCACAGCTCGGTGTTCGGGTTGTTCGCCTTGAATTTGCGGCACATGCGGTCGAGCAGCGAGCCCGTGCCGAAGTAACCCGCAGCCGTATTCTCCCTGCTGATAAGTCGGAGGGTGTTCGCACTTGCCGTACCGCCGTTTGCCTGGCCAAGGACAAGTACCTTATGCGGGTTTGGAACGAGCCCTTTGAGCGCCCGGCTGTTGTCTACCTCCACGAACACGCCGGGCGTCCGCTGCGTTGTCGGGATATTGTTGAATGTGATCAATTTGATTTCCCTCCTTTTCTCTTGTTATTATTTTGAATTAAACGAGTAGCCCAACGACAGTTTTCTTTCGAATATCCTTTATCATTATCAATACGATCAAGCGAGGTGTTTCGTGCCCCGTATTCTTTTACATGAACTAAATACGAGTCGTGCATATCAAAATAAAAAGATTCAAAAGCATCCCAACGACCATCTACATTAATTCCTCTACCGCCGTAATTAATATAACAGTCTTTATTTTTATTTTGGCATCGCTCCTTCATATTGTTATAAGCTGTATAGAACATCGTACCCGTCATGCCGTGCGTCAAATGATGCTTTGTACCTTTCATTATTCTTTTTGCTCGTTTAGATGATAATTCACTGCGTAAACATCCACAGCTTCTATCGTTGCCTCTAACCAATCTACTACCGGCGATGATTTTTTCTACACTGCAGGTACATCGACATACCCAATAAGAACGATCTGCCATGTGTGAAAGACGAATTACAGATAATCGTTCAAATTGTTGTCCTTGTAGATTTCTAAAAGCAGGCATTATCTATTACGTCCTCCTTTCGACGTCCGGTCTGCGGACTCCGTGTGATCTACTGGCGCAACGACAGCAGATGCGGGCTCGGCAGCCGCTGCGGCTGCATTCACAACAACCACCGAACCGTCTGCTATTCGCCGTCGCCAGAACTTGCCATCATTACCGTCCAACGAAACCTGCGCTCCTGCTTCGGGCAGCGGCGTCATTGTCGTCGGCGTTCTCACCAACACGCCTGCTATTGGCCGTACAAATACTGTTCCCATATCGGTCCTCCTCTATTTATTTTGCCGCCTCTGATTCGAGCGTATCGAGTCCCGGTGCGAAACCACTGCTGAACGGATACTCGAAGTCAATTATTGTATTCATGTCAGCCGGCACCAGGGCTTCGGGCAGCACGGGCGGCGTGCCGGTCATCGGCAGTATGGCCTGGCTGGCGTCGCCGATAAGCCACTGCGAGTATGCCCGCAGGAAGTCGTCGTAAGGGCCGAGGCCCGCGTCAATACCATCCTCTGACGACGTGAGATGGGTCTCCTGCTGGAATGCAAACTGATACCACAGCCATGCCGAATTTATTTCAAGCACCTGACCGCCCTTATAGTAGACCGGCATCTCTGTGCCCGGCGGTACCCAGCCTATCAGCGCGGCGAACAGCTGAGCGCGTATAGCAAAGAGTCGGTCGTGGGCTCCGAAGCCCAACTTATCGACTACGCTCGAATCATTCTTTAAGGCGACTACGATGCCGAAGCGCTCGCTTATCATCTGGTTGACGCTGGTATCGTATTGGTTGTCACCCTGATCGGCCTCGGCAAGCGGGATGACAAACGCTGTCTCTTCCTTGATGGTAAACTCCTGGGCAAGCGCGAACTCGACGGTGCCAGCTACCCGATTGAGGAAGGCCGTATTGGCGGCGCGTATTTTTAGCACGACTTGGCCGAGTTTCATCTTGTCATCTCCTCGGCGAGCCCGCGCAGCATCCGCGTCATGCTGGCCTTGATACGCGGTACGTTAGTGGCTTGAGGAGGGAACAACCACGGTCTGGCGTCCATGTTCTTTGTACCCTCCTCAAGCCACTTCGGATAGGCTGGGTTTGTCAAGATGCTGCCGACTTCTATTTCGGCCCAGCGCGCGTCTACAATAATCGACCGCAGCATATCGCCGGTGTCGGGGCGTGGCGGCATGCCGGGCTGACTGGCGCGATGGAAGACGGCTTTCTTCGCGCCTTTCTTTGTCCGCCTGAAATAGCGGAAGTATAGTTTGCCAGTCGGCGGGCTGTTACGCATACCCCTGACGATATCGTTGCGGATATCATTGGCACCGGCAACGAGAATATCGAGTGCGCGGTCGTGTGCCTGCGCGCCGAGTATGCGCTGTGTGCGCTGCCCGAGTTCGGCAAACGTGATCTCGCGGCTGGCGTAGTCGACAAGTTGTGCACGGACGCCGGGGATGTCGGTCATTTCACAATACCTCGCTGGGTGTCGAGTTGCCCCATTTCCTTCGCCAGGAACTCGATATACTCGTCGGCCTCGCCCGCGTTGGCCGCGCTCAGTATGCGAAACAGGCGGCCGACCGTCGGCGTTTGTGCGCTCAGCAAGAATACGAAATTACTCGCTTTAACGACACCCGTGCCGTATGTATCAACGCCTGTCGGCAGGCTACGCCTGACGGTGAACTTGTGCGTAGGCGCGTCGCCGACCTGCACGTTGCGCACGTACGATGCCGCACTCGTCCCCGTGGGCTCGCAGGCTGCCCACACGCGGGCCAACTGCTTGTAGGTCTGCGCCATGCCGCCTTCGTCGTTGGGAGCCTGCACCTGCTCCATGAAAAGGATGCGCCGATTCAGTTTTGACACAAGCCAGGTCATGCCGTTGGTGTCTCCGGTACCGCGTTCTTGTCCTCGAAACCGTAAGTGCAGTCGTGAGTGACTGTGCCCCCGCCTTGATGTGCTCCGGTATTCTTGCCGTCCACCCATGCGCTCGGAAGATTGTGAATCATTTCCACAGCCTTTCTAACAATCATTCCATCTGCGCACTTCGATTCCTTCTTGCACTGTGAACACTTCTGATTTACTGAATATGACATTCGCTCCTCCTTTTAGATGCGCACGACTTTGTAGGGATCTAAGAGCGGCTTCGCCTCCGGCGGCGGCTCACCTGCCTTGTCCCCACTTCGGGCGACGCCCCGCGATGCATAGAGCACGTTCGCCCACAGCATAATCCCCATGCGTATTGACGCGGGCACCGCGCGTCGCTGGGCGGCTGCATCATCGCCCGCAACCCCGTATCCCGCCGTATACTCGATCTCAAAGCCGCCGCGATAGCGCTCCACGTTTATCGGCGGCACACTGCCCTTGCGGATAGCCAGGCGAGCGTCATCTCCGGTTAGCCAGTAAGCATTGCTGAGATCCCAGTTCTCCAACGTCGTGCCGTCCTCGTAAAGCGTGCGCAGCGCTGTGACCTCGACAAGCGGCAGCCGGGGCAAGGGTACCGGCATCGCAGACGTAGCGAGGTAGCGAGGCAAGAGCGCCGTAATGCCGGGAAAGAAGTCCATAGCCATTACAATGGTCTGCTGCATTATCGACCGCCCCATATATTCCTCGGCGGCCTGCGTCGCCGCCTGTATGAACAGCTCGATAAGACTATCCTCGTCCACGCTGTCGAGCCTGCCGAACGTCTTGACCTCGTCAAGAGTTGCGGGCTGCGCACTGGCGGCCGTCTTCACGCGGAACGTCCACGT